GTTTTGTACTATCAGGATAACCCGATGGCCCTGGTAACGGCGTGGGAATTGTTCCGCAACCTCTACCTGAAGACACGAGGAGAGGCCTTCTATCGAGGAGGCTTCTCACCATCTCCCGACTTCCATTACCAGGGGATATTAGATATAGGTAAACATGCACGTAATGCCCTGGCAGCCCCACGTGGATTTGGAAAGAGCGTTGTGTTTGGTCTGGAGCTTCCACTATTTCTCCTGCTTACTCGTACGTTCTTTGATATTATTCTCTGTCTATCTACAGACAAACTTGTGGAGGCTAGATTCGACAAGATCATAGAGGAGCTTACAGACAACGATGCGATAATAGAGGACTTTGGGGTAATGAAGCCCAAGCGTGGTGACGCCATCTGGAACCATCACCATCTCCACTGCAACAATGGATCAGTTCTGGAAGGATTCAGTATAACAGGACGCAAGAGGGGAGCACGCCCTAAGCTATACATCCTCGATGACCCAGAGTATGACCCAGATTCCAAGGACTCGGTATCTACTTCTCGTCTGTTACATGAGAAGTTTGAGATGTATCTGTTCCGGCAGATTATTCCTATGCTGGAGCAAGGCTCAAGTATCTTCTGGATAGGTACTATGATCCACCGCCGTAGCTTCTTGTATAATGCATGTAGTGGCGAAGATAGTCGCTTTGATATATGGAACCGCCGAATCCTCCAGGCCGTAGCGGCAGATGCACAACATCCTTCCAAGACCAAACTCCTATGGAAGAGCAAGTGGGATGAGAAGTTTCTCGCGGCACGTAAGAAAGAGATTGGAACATCTGCATTCTCCGCCGAATACCTGAACAATCCAGTAAGTGGGCAGGAAAAAGTCCTCGCCATAGATCCCATCCTGAATGAGTACACCATGCCGAACGTCCCCCTCCTCTCCACCCACAGCCAGGAAAGTAATTCTGTGGGAACCCAAAAGACATCCAAGTCCATTTCCGGTCTGGAGATATTGGGAGGAAACTATCCGGTACGTTATCACCAGAGAGCCGCACGTAGTATGGATTCTCTACTGGAGATTGATCCTGAGAAAGATATCAGCTTCCAAGATAAACCTTCAGGAGAGTTCTTTAACAGTATGTACAGGATAGCTACTGTGGATGTGGCACACGGCCTATCTAGTAGGCATGACTTTAGCTGTATAGCTATAATGGGATTTGATAAGAGTAATTGTCTGTGGATACTAGATATGTGGATGGGGCGTGTTAGGGAGGCCCAGCTGATAGCACAGATATACAAGATGGGATTTGCATGGCGTGTAAAAGTAGTTGGTATTGAGTCTGTGAGTATACAGATGTCTCTTGTGGAGAGTGCCTCGGAGTATTTCGGAGCCAGGGAACTCACTGACGGATGGGCACCGAGAGTGATGCCGATTAAGTATCCTGCTAATATATCTAAGGCTGACCGTATAGGAGCACTAGAAGTACGGTTCCTGAATGGTAGGATAAAGTATCCGGCTCACTTGAAAGATACCTGGCCATTCAATGCCCTCTATGAACAGACACTAAAATTCACTCCTGATCTGGCACTGTTACGTTTTGATGACGCGATAGATACCGTGTCGATGAGTCAGTACGTTATACATGCCAGGGGAACAAGAGGCCCTGTAGCAGGTGACACAGAACTAACAATGGCAGAGAGAATAGCACAGAACTCTCCTATCATTCCCGGACTCCCGGTTCTCAGTGGAGTAGGGAGTAATGATCTGACCCCGGAGATGTTGGAAGCACTTATTGACAAGAGCATAAAGAAAAGGTATAATGTGGGAAAGTCAGATAGAAGAAGTCAATACACAATAAGGAGACCATATGTTAGACGTTAATTTTGTCAATATATCGAGTACAGTATTGTTATTGGTAGTAGTAACATGTCAGGTAGTTATGTTGCGTAAGATACACAAACTAAATAGCTATCTTGATCTGGAGACATACTCCAAAGTGTACAAGGCTATGTTACGTAAGCATGAGATGGATATGATAAAGAAGAACAATAAAAACAAACGTAAATTAGCAAATAGAACAATTGACATAGAGAAAGAAAAAAAGAGAGCTAAGAAGACTAAAGTAGACAGAACTAAAGTAGTTATTAAAACAGGATAATCCTCAGGGGAATCAATATGGCATACGTATTAGAATTACCAAAGAAAGTTTCTGATCTTGAGAAGGTAATAGACACATTGGTGCGTAGAGGTACCGAGCAGCGAAACATACAAGCAGTACGCTGGTGGATAGCACATTGGTACATGAGAGGTGCTCGTAACTTTACAGAACTCAACTACCAGAATGGGACCGTAGAAGTTAGCTATATGGATGACTCCGGTACATTACAGTTCCAATACGAAGACATACTTAGCAAATACCAAACGCAGCTAGGAAGGCTAATAGGTATAAACCTATCTCCTACTGTGAGTAAGTTAGGTATTTCGCTTGATGGTATGCGTAAGAGTAGTGTTGCCCAGGTCGTACTCGATGAAGCATTCCCCCCTGAAAAGGCCAGGGCACTTGAACGTAGGATATGGCCTATGCTTCTCCAATATGGAACAGTAGGATTGGTATTATGGGTAGAGGATGTCGATACATTTGATATCGAGGTAGTACCGCCATGGGAACTTATCCCTATACCTGTAGATATTGCAGATACATCATCCAGACGTGGACTCATGCGTACACGAAAAGTTCCTCTGGAGTGGGTAAAATCCCTTGAAGGTGCACCAACAGCAGGTTCCAAGGTATATAAGGAGATGGATAAAGTTAAGGTTCCCACAGGAATAATAGATAGTCCTGCAGATAGTAAATTTTCAGGGTCTTTCTCTTCTACCCCAGCTGATGGAATGTTTAAGACTACTACAGATTATCCACAAGGCTCACGTAAGGGAAAGGACAAAACAGATACTGAGATGGTGGACTTGGTGGAAGTATGGACAGAGACTACTGACGGTTATCTTGCAGAGTATGCGATCTTTGCGGGAGGTAAATTGGTAAATAGGTATGATCATACACAAAATAGAATGCACATGCCTATCCAAATAGCTACTGATATACAGGTGGGTGGATTTTACGGCAGGAGTTTTGTAGACCTTCTTATCCCCCTGAATACGGAGATGGAACACACAATAGGTAAGGTATTCCAGAACATACAGGATTATGACCTGTATGGAATAATGATGGAGCCTACCACCTCCGGTATACCACAGGAAATATACAGGGGAGCAGATGGCTTAAAGAGAGCTAGATACGAACCAGACTATACAGCCCCAGAACATAAGCCATATAACATAGCCCCGATAAAACCTGGCAATTTATTCACGGAAGTACTAAAAGTAGGTATGACCCTCACTGACAGGCTTGCTAACCAGCCGACAGAATTGATGAGTGGCGGTGCCCCCGGACGTGTGGATAGTTCAGCGGGCCTTGGGTTCCTGTATGAAGTAAGTAGTGTTCCGCTATCTCCTAGTGCTAAGAGTGTGTCGGGTGCGGTATCTGGTTGCTACAGAGCTATGTTGGGACTGATTAGGAATATGTGGGACGATACTCGTGTTGTGTCCATCACCATGCTTGATGATGCATTGGCGGGCGTTATGCTCGATCCACAGACAGGTGAAGTAAAGCTTGCGGATAATGCTATCCCACATCCTGATGAAGTGAGGATAGCAGTGAATAGTGAGATGCCTAAAAGCGTACAGCAGCAGAAAGCAGAACTCAGTGAAGCACTCAAGATGGAGATAATCACTCCGACTGAGTACCGAATCAAGGCCAGAAAACAAGGACTAGACCTGCCTGTAGGTAACGAGCCTGAGTGGCAGAACTACAGGCGTGCTATGCTTGAGAACCTGATACTGTTCGGTAATGGTAGCGAGTCAGGGCCGGTTATAGTCTCAGATACTGATATGCACCAGATACATCTGATGGTACTAGATGCTTTTATTGCTCGTCCGGAATTCTATCTCGCCGATAAAGAGGTACGCAATAAGTTTATGCAGCACAGACAGGCACATCTGGC